GCGCATTATTTTAGCGGGTAACGGCCCAGCGGTGCGGATCGTCGCGGAACTCGATGGCTACGGATGCACCGACAATTTCATTGTCGAGCACGCGAATTGGTCGAACTGGGAACAAATCGAATTCAATCGCAGCTTTTGTTACAACGCGCTATCCGAGGATGTGCAAGATTACGTGCGAGTGATGGTCGAGCGTTACATTCAGCACGTCGCCGGCTGGATTCAAGAGTTGTAACCGGTTCGATCGATCGACTAGCCCGCCTCGCGCGGGCTTTTTTTTGGCTCTTATTTACCGGTTAAACAGGCCCCGCCCCGCCTCCCTCGGGCGGCTTGATTCGTATGAGGCCCCGTGGCGCGTGGTTTATTGGCCCCGCTGCAGGCCCAAAAGCCGCAGCAATTGGCCCGCGATCCGCGCGCAGCGTGCAATTCTGCGGGGTTAGGCCCCGCGAACCGGGTGAAATCGAACTGTCCGCGCCGGTTTGCTGCAGGAAACGCGCCCGCAGCGGCCGGCATTTGTCCGCGATCCAAGGCCCGCGCCCCGTGGACGTTGGTTTTTTTAAAACGTGGAAGTGATTTTTGCCCGCTTTTTAACTTCCAAGGCCGGCGAACATTGGCCCCCGGTCCGCGCAGCATGGCCCCCGGTCCCGGTACCCCGCCCGGGTCCCCCGGACAATCGAGGCTAACAACAATGCACAGCGATCGACGCCCCGGCGATTCCAACGCGGTCGTTGGTTAAAAAAAACAAAGCGTGTAAGTGTGCAGGTTTTACGCAAACAATACGGCGTGAAAACGAACCAAGGTCCGTGACCCTTTAACTGTGATAAAAAAGTGCTATATTTGCGTCCCAAGTCCACTCTGATATGGGATTTGATGCATGGCCAAAGAGGCAGGAAAAGTTGAAACGCGGGGTCGTCCGCGAGTATCTGAGAATACGCGTTTGACCGGCAAGCAGGTGAAGTTTGTCGAGTTGGTTGCGACGCGGGAGGGGCAGGATACGCTTCGTAATCTGGCCGCCGAGGCGGGATTTAGTGTTAAGGGTGCGCATACCCGTGCGTATGAGATGTTGAACCCGCAAAAATCGCCGCATATTGTGAAAGCGTTGCGTGAGCGGCGGCGCGAGTTAGCTGAGAAGTATGAAGTGACGTACTCTCGGCACATTCGGGATTTGCAGCGAATACGTGACGAGGCTTTGGAGAACGGTGCTTACAGTGCTGCGGTGCAGGCTGAGAAAGCGCGGGGCTTGGCCCAAGGTGACATATACGTCAACAAGAGCGAGATTCGTCATGGGTCGATTGACCAGATGTCGAAGGAAGAGGTCGTAAAGGCTTTGAACGAACTGAAGGCCCAGTTGGGTGAGAAGGTGATCGATGTCGAAGCGGACGGAGTCGAACTTCTGGAAGGCGCTCAAGGCTAACATTGAGAAGCTGGACTCGGACGTTGTACTGACGCGCATTGAGAACAGTCAGACGCCGGGTATCCCAGATTTATTGTTGATGGACCGTAACAAGCGGTTGCATATGATTGAGTTGAAGGTTGCGAAGGGCAATCAGGTGAACTTGTCTCCGTTTCAAGTGAGCTTCGCGGTACGGCATCAGGGCAGTAATTGTTGGGTGTTGGTGCAGCGTTGGCGGCCAGCGGACACTCAGCCGGAGTGTTTGTTGTATTCGGCGGATCAGGTGATGGATGTATCGGTGAATGGAATGCACAAATCGCCGCCGCGTCTTACGTTTCCATGTTCTGGGGGCTATAGTCCTCTTGTTAAGTATTTAAGTCAGGGACCCCTTTGAGCCTCAGTTTAGATTCAACAACGGATGTTCAGAAATTACGTTTGGAGTTGCGTCTGAAGCAGCTTGAGCGTGTGGAATCCTGCCAAAACAGTTTTTTACCATTTGTGAATGCTATGTGGCCGCAGTTCATTGCGGGTCGGCATCATCATTTGATCGCTGAGAAGCTTGAGCAGATCGCAAATGGGACGTTAAAGCGGTTGATCATCAACATGCCGCCGCGTCACACGAAGTCTGAGTTTGCTTCGTTTTTGTTTCCGGCGTGGATGATAGGGCGCAATCCGGCGATGAAGATCATACAGGCGACGCATACGACCGAGCTTGCAGTGAACTTTGGCAGGAAGGTCAAGAATCTTCTGGAGCAGGACGACTATCAGGAGATTTTTGATAATACGGTCTTGTCGGCGGACAGTAAGGCGTCAGGGCGCTGGGACACGAAATCCGGTGGTATGTATTACGCGGTGGGTGTCGGTTCAAACTTGGCGGGTCGTGGTGGTGACTTAATTATTATTGACGACCCGCACTCGGAGCAGACAGCGATGTCGGCGAGCGGGTTTGAGAACGCATGGGAGTGGTACACGGCGGGTCCCCGGCAACGTTTGCAGCCGGGTGGTGCGATCGTTCTGGTGCAGACGCGTTGGTCTGAGAAAGACATGACGGGTAACTTGATCCGTCAAATGACTAGGGACCCCCATGCAGATCAGTGGGAAGTTGTGGAGTTGCCGGCGATTTTACCGTCTGGCGAACCTACATGGCCTGAGTTCTGGAAAAAAGAAGAGTTGGAGTCTGTAAAAGCGTCGATTCCGCCGTACCAGTGGAATGCGCAGTATCAGCAGGCACCGACGTCAGAAACGCTGGCGATCTTGAAGCGCGAGTGGTGGAAGGTGTGGGAAGGCGTCAATATCCCGAACTTGCAGTATGTAATACAGAGTTACGATACGGCGTTTTCGAAACGTGAGACTGCGGACTACAGTGCGATCACTACATGGGGTGTGTTTTATCCGGAGGAGGCCGGGGGCCCCGCGAATCTTATATTGCTTGATGCGAAGAAGGGGCGGTGGGATTTTCCGGAGTTGAAAGAGATCGCATTGGACTTGTACAAGTATTGGGAGCCAGAGACGGTAATTATCGAGGCGAAAGCCACAGGGACCCCTCTGACTCACGAGCTACGGCAGGTGGGTATACCGGTTGTAAATTTCACACCTAGCCGTGGTAATGACAAGTTATCAAGAGTACATTCTATCTCTCCGTTGTTTGAAGCGGGGATGATCTGGGCCCCGGACGAAAGCTGGGCGCACGAAGTGATTGAAGAGTGTGCTGCATTTCCGAACGGAACCCATGATGACTTGGTGGATAGCACGACGCAGGCGTTGATGCGATACCGTCAAGGTAACTTTGTGAATTTGCCCAGTGACGATTGGGAAGACAGCTATGGACCGGCTCAAATGATTTCAGCGGCAAATTATTATGGATAACAGTTTTACTTTCGGAGAACGTTTATGACTGTCCCTGTAATGCTTATGAGGCTGTTAGCAGCAGCAAAAAGCCGAGCTATGAAACAAGGACGCGAGTTGGCAGAGGAATCTATGACTGCCGTTTCTCGGAAACGTCTAGAGGCAAAACAGCGTAAAACGATTGATGAAATAAAAGATTTGCGACGTCAGATCAAAGAACAAACACCCCCGGATCAATTTCCACCCGAAGGGTTTTCACAAGGTGGTCGTGTAATCGGACCGGGGCTCTCGGGCCTATTGCGTGGTTACACACAGGGACCTCTTGCACGTGTTTCACGTGAAACACAAGAACCCGTTGGTATGTTCCGTGGTGGTGGCATGGGCCGTTTTGTGCCAGAGCTTGATTTTTCAAATGTGCAGGTTGATCCATCTGCGCTACCCGCTTACGCACTCCCTGCCCAAGCTGCAGAGGCTCTTGCAGCACAGCAGGCAGCCCAGCAAACAGCGGCAGCGCCTACAACGATGGCAGCTACTGAGACAGCCGCGCCAGCGATGCCTACGACACAAGAGTTGATAGCCCAACAAAGGGCGCTTGAACAGGCGGCGGCATTTCAAAACCCGGAGGGTCTGCCAGAGCAAACCATTTATGGCACGTCTCCTGATCAAACGTTTACGCCGGGTATGTATCTACAGGAAGGCAGCGACGTTTTGATATCGCCTACAGGTCCTGCAACAACACCGTTTGACACTAGCCAACTTGTCACGGCCCCCGGACAAACACCGGACGAGCCGGGTATGTTGGGTGGGGGCGTTACGACGGTGGATACGACGCCGGTAGACACCGCCCCAGTGGACACCGCCCCAGTAGACCCGGTGGACACGACACCTGTTGAAACAACTCCAGTGGACACCGCCCCGGTAGACCCGGTGGACACGACACCTGTTGAAACAACCCCGGTCGATACTTCCCCGGTGTCTACACAACCGACAGGACCTGTTTATTTGCCACCCGTCCAAACAGATCCCGTCCAACCGGGCCCTTCTGCTGCCGAGGTTCTTGCAGCAGAACAGGCTGCCGCAGACGCACTCGCAGCACAAGAGGCAGAACGACTACGAATAGCACAAGAAGAAGCAGATCGTGTTGCAGCGGAGCAAGAAGCTATTCGAATAGCAAATGAACAAGCCGCCGCAGAACTACTTGCCCAGCAAGAAGCTGCTCGTATTGCTCAAGAACAGGCTGCAGCAGAAGAAGCACAAAGGCTTGCCGCAGAAACGTTAGCCGCTCAACAAGCAGCAGAAGAGGCAGAGCGTATCCGCTTGGCAGAAGAAGAGGCCCAGCGAATCGCCGCAGAGCAAGCAGCCGCAGATGCTGCCGCCGCACAAGCTCTTGCAGATGAGCAAGCCGCTCTTGAAGCTTTAGCACAAAGACAGGCCGCTGAAGAAGCAGCGGCTCTTGCCGCAGAACAAGAGGCTCTTGCTGCCGCAGAAGCTGAGCGTATCGCTGCTGCCCAGTTAGCGGCAGAACAACTCGCTGCGCAACAGGCCGCACAAATGGCAGCCGATCAAGAAGCGGCTGCCCAGTTACAACGCGCAGAGCAACTTGCTGCGCAACAAGAAGCGGATCGTTTAGCAATGGAAGCGCAACTCGCGGCCACTCCTGATCCCGATCCGATCTACGACGCACCAACGCAAGGTGAACTTCTACAGGCTGCTGAAACAGCACAAGCTGCCACAGGAGACTTATTTACAACACCGTCTCAAACCGGCACAGCGATTGACCGCAGCATGTATGGTCAGGTTGTTGACCCGGTCACCACTACCACCACGACGGCAGATCCGGTAACCACGACGGCAGATCCGGCGACTACCACCACGACGGCACAACAAGATCCGATGCAGCAAAACCAAACGCCTGCGGTGATCACAGAAGCAAGCGACGGCACTCTACATCCCACGCCTGCGGCTGCCGCTGCGTACGAACAACAACTCGCTGCCAAGCAACAAGCTGAACAACGAGCGCAAGAAAGTGCCCAGAACTTTGCAGGCATACAATCGTTACTCGGGAAGGTCGATCTCGATGTGGGGGACACAATATCTTCGTACACTAGCGGATACCCCAGCAGTCAGGGCATGGACATCCAACGCACTTACATGCCTTTCGAAGGCACGGAAGAAGAGCGTGCGACAGGATACGTTATGCCGATCTACAAGCCGGTGGCTCAACAATCAATGCCGTCGTTATTTAGAACCCGCGATGTCACCAGCGGCATAAACACAGACGCCTTTACTGCCGGATCAGCGGCACCGGGTGCCAATTCTGGTATTGTGAACACCGGCGTACAAGGCACGGCCCCCGGCACCTTTGGTCTAGAACCCACGCAGATGTACCAATGCCCTAACGGGTATGTGTTGTCCTTCGTAAATGGCAATCCAACCTGTAATTTAGTAGGTGGTGGTGGACCCGGTAAAAAACGACAGGTGCCGCCAGAGGTCATCGATATCACAGGTGGTATGCGATACGGCGGTGAGGTAGGCTTGAATCGAGGCATTGGAAGCTTTGGAGCTTAAATATGGCAAATGGTGATACCCCACCTGTTTCGTTGATGGATCGTCAAGGGCTGGATCTTGACATCGAAGACTTGCAGGCCGTCGAGGTAGAAGCCCTACCGGGCGATCTTCTGACAAACGTAGAGATCGAAGGCATTGAAATTGTCCAAGAAGACGATGGCGGTGCGACTTTGGACTTTGATCCGTTCCGAAACCGGGAGCGAGAGGACGATTTTTACGACAATCTTGCGGAGTTCTTGCCTGATTCGGTGCTTGCTCAAGTTTCTAACGAGCTCATGGAGCAGTACAGCGCCAACCGTGCGTCACGACAAGATTGGGAGGACGCCTATTCCAAGGGCCTTGAGCTTTTGGGATTCAATTACGAAGAGCGTACGGAGCCTTTCCGGGGCGCTACTGGTGTAACGCATCCTCTTTTGGCGGAAGCAGCGGTTCAATTCCAAGCACAAGCGTTCAATGAGCTTTTGCCTGCGGACGGCCCAGTACGAACCACGGTCCTTGGCTCACAGACCACAGACAAGATGGATCAAGCCAAGCGTGTTCAAGACTTTATGAACTACTACATCACCAATGTGATGGAGGAATACACGCCAGAGTTTGACCAAATGCTGTTTTATTTGCCGTTGGCGGGCTCTACGTTCAAAAAAGTGTACTTTGATGACGCTTTGGGGCGGCCAGTTTGTAAATTTATACCGGCAGAACACCTTGTGGTGCCGTATGAAAGTAACGATCTGGAGACGTGTCCTAACATTACGCACGTTGTTCGCATGTCTTTGAACGATTTGCGTAAACAGCAGGTCAGTGGTTTCTATCGAGACATCAAAGTGCTGCCTTCGCAACCAGATTCGACCAGTGTCAGCGACGAGATAGACTACATCGACGGCACGCGGGCCTCTGGAGTGGACTACGACTGCACTTTGTTGGAGTGTCACGTCGATTTAGACCTTGAAGGGTACGAAGATACGGACGAAAACGGCGAAATGACCGGAATCAAGGTCCCGTATGTCGTTACGATCAGTGAAGACAACGGAAAAGTGTTGGCAATCCGACGAAATTACCGCGAAGACGACCCTTTGACGTCAAAAATCCAGTATTTTGTCCATTATAAGTTCTTGCCCGGCTTTGGTTTTTACGGAATGGGTCTGATTCACACGATTGGTGGCCTCTCTCGTACCGCGACAGCAGCTTTACGTCAATTAATCGATGCAGGAACGCTTTCTAATTTGCCTGCGGGCTTCAAAGCCCGTGGTTTGAGGATCAGAGACGACGAAGATCCTCTACAACCGGGTGAATTCAGAGATGTAGACGCTCCGGGTGGTCAAATACGCGATTCTTTGATGCCTTTGCCTTTCAAAGGCCCTGACGGCACGTTATTCCAGCTTTTAGGCTTCGTAGTTCAAGCCGCTCAACGTTTTGCCACGATTACCGATATGAAGATAGGTGATGGCAACCAATCTGCAGCAGTTGGCACGACGATTGCTATGATTGAGCAAGGTGCTCGCGTGATGAGCGCGATCCATAAACGCCTTCACTACGCTATGAAGGTCGAGTTTAGGATTTTGGCGCGTGTAATGAACGAAAGCCTACCTAATGTGTACCCGTACGCCGTTGCGGGGGCAGATCAGGCGGTGAAAGCAAGAGATTTTGATGAACGTGTAGACGTATTACCGGTTTCTGACCCAAACATCTTTTCGCAAAGCCAGCGAATTGCTTTAGCTCAAACAGAGCTACAGAT